GTATAGATGAGGATAGTAAAGAACAGGTTAATTCATGTAACGATGCCGAAGAAGTATCGAGTGATTTGAAAAAACTTGTATCAGACAGAAATTCATCTGTACCGTCATGCACGGGAATTAAAATGATTTTAAAAGATAAGAGCTTTTATGATGTTCCCGTGGATAAGTTAGAAATTTGGAAGTCAGCATATCCGGCTGTTGCTGTTGAAAGTGAATTAAAAAAGATGGTAGCATGGTGCGAATCAAACCCGGAAAGAAGAAAAACACGGAGAGGAATTACATCTTTTATAAACGGTTGGTTAAATCGGGCACAAGACCAAGGTAACGATTACATAAAACGGACCCAGACAGCGAAGGAGGACGAAGATGATGAGAATAGGAGACCAGCTTCAGATTTCTATAAACAATTCATGCCAGGTGCAGGGGACGGTGACGGACATTAAAACAATTGGAGAGAATGGAAAACGCTGTCTTTTAGTAACCTGCTCCGTACCTGGTTACGGATATACGCAGCCATTTATGATGCCGTTAGGGAGCGAATCTGCATATAATCAAGATCCGTCTACAAGGATTTTGAGAAGTATGATGCCATCAGAGTATATGGGGAAAACAAGAGAATCATTTGATTGGACGTTGTACCGCGATGATATTAAAATGCAGAAGAGGACCGTTGATGCATTTGTGGAACGATTTGCAGAATTCGAAAAGTCTGGTCGAGGACTTTATATTTATTCAAAATGTAAAGGATCAGGCAAGACATTTTTGGCGTGTATTCTGGCAAATGAGATCACGGCAAGACGCCCGTTCTCGATGAAGTTCATCACGTTGCCGGATTTTATTGAACTGGTTAAGAGTAAAGATGTGTCTGATCTGCAGACACTGGATGGGCTTTACGCATGTCGGCTTTTGGTTTTGGATGATATTGGTGCTCACGATGGTGGACAGGCATGGATTAACGAGGCAATCTTTCGGTTAATCGATTACAGGTATCGGGAGAGAAAGCCGGTGATCTTTACCAGCAACTGTGAGATGGTAAAATTAAGTGGCGATGATCGGATTACAGAAAGAATCGAAAAGATGACGATCCCATTACCGATGCCAGAAGAACGAATTCGCCATAATATCGCGGAGAGGGAAACGAAAGAATTTATGAGATCAATTATGGAATCATAAGAGTACAAAATTGCTATGAAAATATTTTTTTACGATGGCGAAATATATATTTTTGCGGATAACACTTTTTGGTCATCATCGGCCTAATTGGGCAGTAGGGGAGGAGCTGTCCGTTTACAAAGGCCGTTTTATGGATTTGTAAACGGTGATAGCGGTTTACCTTCACAAATAATGTGTTTAGACTTTTACAAATTATGACCGATGTGTTATTATACCAATGTATTGTTTAGTGTCAATTTTGTTTTGGGATTATTAGGTCGCCACATCTATATGGGTGTAGTGACCTTTTTTGTTTCATAAAAATCTACAGAATGCTCATTCTGAGTGTTTTTTCGTCTCTTTCGAGATGGATCCATCCACATACTGATAGTGAAAAAAGATATAGGTATTGAGTACAGAGATTCCAGTCACTGACTATGACGGGATCTCTTTTTGATTGATTTATTTCATTATCCGATCGTGCGGCCAATAACTGGAACCGCAAATCTACAACGAGAGATCCCGGAGCTTTCCTCTGTAGCTCCATTATTGCATCGGTGCAACTGCTGCCGGATGCATCCAGCTATCCCATATTCGCGCGCTATATGCGCTGGATCCTGTTGCAGATGTAACCTGTTGACCCTGCAAGGAGGACTATTGCCTGTCCGGACCGCTGGCCGCGGCGTAAAAATTGGCTGTGATATCTTAAACAGACCAAAAAGTGTTATCCGCAAAAATGGGGAATTAGAAAATACCCCATACTGCCTACGCGATCATCGGCGGGGCAATGACCAAGAGAGGAGGATTGTGGTGAGAAAAAGAAACAAAAGAACCTCGCTGATCCGCCAGGTGCAGGATACCCTGGACTCACAGCTTGCGATTGGATGCAGCAAAAGAAACGACAGGTTAAATGGATGCCAAGTGCCGCGGATCTATTCCTGGGAGACCTACAGGGTCTATCTGAGGCATTCCTGTGACTTCGTCAGATGGGTGAAAGATCAGCATGGTGTCCGGAGCCTGAAAAAGGCGAAGGGGTACGCTGCGGAATATATCCAGGTCTTGACTGCTGCCGGTTATGCCCCGTCAACACTTAAGCTGATCGCGGCGGCCATCGCAAAGACGTACTGCTGCAGCGTGGATGATCTCGGTATCAGGACAGCTCCCCGAAGACGTGCGGACATCACCCGATCGAGAGGGCGAAAGGTTTCCGAGATCCATTTTTCGGAGGATTGTAATCGTGATTTGGTGGAGTTTTGCAGAGGATCTGGGCTCAGAAATCGAAAGGAGCTCCAGGTGGTTCGTGGAAGTCAGTTAGAGCACCGGGAGGACGGCTATTATCTGGTTCACATCAAAGGCAAAGGCGGGAAATACCGTGATGTTCCGGTACTGCCGGATTATGAGGACACAGTAGTACGTTGCTGTTTGGCTGCTGGAGCCGGTAAGGTCTGGTCGCATGTATCCAGTCACGCTGATATACATAGTTACCGGGCCGATTATGCCTCGGCATGGTATAAGCGGTTGGCGCGGCCGGTGTCTGCTTTGCCTAAGTCAGAACGGTATGTGTGTCGGTGTGATCGGGCTGGAGTGGTATACGACAAGATTGCTATGCAGCAGGTGTCCCGGTATCTCGGACATAACCGTATCAGTGTAATAGCGGGGCATTATCTGCATGATTAGAGACGATTTTCGCTGCTATAGGACTCGCCTGATGGTGTGTCTACGTGTTGAATATACCGAAAATGTGGGGATACGTGTTCTTAAAAAAAATGTTACACTGACATCAACAACAACGACAATGAAAGGAGCTGTTGCAGTGAATAACGAATCTATACGTGAAGAAATGCAGAAAAACGGTGTGGCGCAATGGCAGGTTGCAGATGAGCTGGGAATTTCAGAAGGTACACTATCGCGAAAAATGAGATACGAGTTCACGCCGGAGGATAAACGGCGGGTTTTAAATGCAATTGCAAAAGTCGGTGAGGCTGTTGGTAAGAGCCAGAAGAAACTTTTCAAGTCTGTGCCAAGTGAGATTTGATGATAGAGGAGAGGACGAGATGATCAGTATGATTTGTCTTAGCGGAATGCTTTTTGCGATTATTTGCGAACTCGCTGCAATTTATGAGGCAATAAATGGAGGACACGAGAATGAAAAATAAAAATGAAAAGAGCGTGGCAAAAGTTGTAGCTCTTGCAATGGCGGAAACACTGAAAGGGTTTGGTGAACGCGGTAAAAAGTTGAAGGAGCAGATCAAGGAAAACGAACGTGAGTTAGAATATTACGAGGAAAAGGAGAAGGAAGCCGATGAAGAGCATTAATTTTGAGACTGGGTATAAGGAATTTACGATCAATGATGATCCGGAACGTGTGATCCGGTTTAATCCGACTGATGCAGACATTCTCCAGAGATTCCGCAAGGCGTTAGATGATATCCGCGGAGAAAAGAAAAAGCTGAAGGATGTTGGACTTAAAGCAGATGGGACCGCGTCTGAAGATGAGATGTTTACTCTGGAGCAGGCCAGCAATGAGCTGGAAAAGTTTAACGAATTCATCAGAGCGGAACTGAATTATATTTTCAACTCAGATGTATATGACGCGGTATTCGCCGGACAGTCACCGCTGGCAGTAGTCGGAAAGGAACAGAAGCTGTTGGTTGAAGCGTTTATGGAGGCGGCACTCGGAGTCATCAGCGAAGAAGTCGAGGAAGCGAGCAAGGAGCGTGTAAAACGGTATGCGGATGCATATAGAGATTCAAAGGGCATTCATAAGACCTCTGCTGCCAAGACGGGAGATATTTAGGGTTGGATACATACATGGAGAAGATTATCAAAGAGATCCTTGAACGTGGAAATACGGCAGAGATCAAACAGCGGAAAGATGATGTGGT